GGGGGAGTATTGTTCATCTTTTTTTCTGTGAATTCTCTGATCGCTTTTCCTGTTTTTCCTCCGATTACCATGTTTCCTACTACTTGCGCGAGTTTGAGGATCGTATTTGCTATTTCGGTCCAGTATTGGAGTTCTCGCAGATCTGCGGTTGCTTCTTCGGTTCTTCTTTTTGCTTCGGCCACTTTTGCTTCTGCTTCTTGGTTTCTGCCTGCTGCGTAGAAATAAGCTGCTTGAGCCATTGCGCTACATGCGTCCGCGTTTATTTTGTTGATCTCTGCCGATAGTTTTTCGTCTGCATATATGCTTTCCAAAGTTTTAATTGCTGCTGTTCCTTCGAGGATTTGTTTTTCGGCTTTCATCATATCGCCCTGGAATGATTTTTCTCCGAATACGATTTTACCGAATTTATCATCCTCTATTTCGAAGTATTTAGGTATTTCAATTTCTTTGCCGTCGATTGTTGTCTTTTCTGTGGGTTGCCATTTTACCATTTGGTCCCATAGCTGGTTTGCTGTGTTGATAAAGCCTTTCCAGCCTTCAAACATTTCTTGTTTTATCTGCCATATTCTTTTTTCGATTATTGTTGTGGTTTCTTCCCTGTTCTTGCCTGCCTCTGCTTCGAGTGCCTTTGCCTGTGTGTTGAGCAGGTTGATCTCTGCTTCATTCTTCCGTTCATTCATTCGTATTTGTCGCAAGGACATCAGTGCCTGTAGCTGCATGTTCGGATCGGCTGCCGTTCCTGCGCCTGCAGCTCCTGTTGCCCCCATTGGAGCGCCCGTTGTTGATCCGGCTCCTCCGCCTCCGGCACCTCCTTTGCCGTACATTAGGCCGGGAGATAATCCCGCTGCATCCATTTGTGCTACTTGGTTGGCGTAGCTTTGGTCTTGGTAGGTTCTGTCGTATAATACCTGCTGTCTTTCGAATGCATTCTCCGCCGCCATTTCTCCGTATTTGTAATTTATTTTGGCTGCGTTCTCCACCATTTCTTTTTGCTGCCTCATCTGTTTCTTCCTGCCTATGCCCAGCATGTTGAGAATTCCCGATGCGTTGCCTATAATTCCTGAGATAGGGTTTGCAATGCCTTCTCCCTTTTCGAGTAATTTCAATAAGTCTTCAAAGTTCATTTTCGTTCTTTTTTTAAAAAGAATTCATACAAATGTTCTTGTTATATATGTATAAATGTCTACCGCTCTGTGCCACACGCTTTTGCGAGGGTTAAAAGAGGGGGGGCGGAAGCATTCCCCCCTCTTTGAGTTTTGGTTGATCTTTATACGACTGCTTTAGCTTTTTTCGGGATCGGTTTTTGTTTCTGTCCCGAAATCTTTTGTGGCTTCGGTTTCACCCTTGCTTTTTGCGATTTGGTTTGCTGCGCTCTGGTTGATTTTGTCGATTGCGTCTATCGCCACCTCGAAGCGGTCTGTGCGGATATCGTATTCTGGTAGCACACCGTCTTTTTTTTCTGTGTAGATTGTTGGGAATACTCCGTCTTCCATGCTGCTGGATTCTCCGCTAATTATTTTCCTCAGTTTTACCTCCCTTGGTTCTGCTTGGTATGTGATGTCTGGATTGTTGATGCATCCTTTTCTGTTTATTGCTGTTTTCATGGTGTTATAAATTTGGAATTTGTTTTGCTGACATTACCCGGCGCGCTGTTACGTCGAATGCTACTTGTACCCAGAAGTTCTGTGAACTCAGTCTTGATTCTGCGAATATGTTGTTGTATATCGTAGGATCGATGTAGGTTGATGCGTTTTTGATTGTGTGATCCGAGTTTTCTTCGTACACTCTGTTCAAGCACATAAATGCTAATGGCATTCCTGCTGCAAATTCGCCGTATGTTTCGTTTACGTCTGTTGTGTATTCGATCCATGATGGCTGTTTTCCTAATGACTGATATGTGAGTTGATGGTCCTCGATGGCTTCTGTAGTCCACGCTGCTGCTTCTTCTGCGATCAGTTCTTGGAATCCGATTGCGTCTAATGTTGGCTTGTGGAAGTCATCCATGTTCTGTAGTCTTGTCCACCATTTGTTGCCTTGGCTGTAATCGATTCGAGGTGTGATCGATCCCAAGGCCATAATCATGCTGGGTTCTGTACATTTGATTTTCAAGCCCCTTCCGGATTTGTACATGGTTGCAACTCCTCGTCCGGCAAGTGTTCCCAGCGGTTCTTCGTCTGTTGCTGAGTTTGATACGATTTCATCAAATGCAATTTCGCTCTGCATTCCGCCGCAGAATATAGGTGATTCAGGTAGCGTTGCGCTTCTGATTCCGTATGTCGCTTCTCTCCATGCCTGGTAGGTGCCGTCTGTAATGGCTACGCGGTTCAGCATGTTGAAGATCTTCTTTTGGAGGATCAGAGCATCCATCGTAAGTTTGCCGTCGCTCACATCTACAGCTGTGATTGAATTAATTCCACCTGTTGTTCCGTCGATCCATTCGGTGTTCAGCCAGTTGTTGAATCTGTCGCTAAGGTATGTTTTTACCGCCAACCCTGCTTGTGAGTACCATGCGTTTGAACTGTTATATTTTTCTCTGCGGTCATAGCTTGGTAGTCCTATAATTTTTGTTGCGGCTCCGTATGGCATTGTACTGCCTTCTACTACATATGCTGAGGTACTGGGTGCAGCTAAGATTTTATTTCGTTCTTCGTCGATGTTTTTTAATGGAAATGGTGTTAATTTGATTTTTTTGTTGTCCGGCATTGTCAAGAAGTTATTCCCTGCTATGTTTAGATTGTATGCAATGCTGATTGGCTTCTTGACTTGGTACACGTAAATGTTGGTCGCCTTTTTCGGGTTTTCTGGTTTCCTTAGTCCCATTGCTTCCGGATCTGTTCGCTCGAATATAAAGGCGTCTCCGAGTTTTGTTAGTTTGTTGATTTTTTGTGTAGGTTTTTCCGGATCATTCGTTAAGAATTGTATTTCATTGACTTCCTCAGGTGATATTTTTTCCTCGAATTCCAGTTTGATAAAACTTGGTGCTTGACTTGTCGGATTGAGTGGGTACGCTTCACTTGTGTTTTCTGTCCACTCTCTATTCCAAGCAACTCCATCTCCTGCAGTGATTTTCTTCCAAATATGGTTTATTCCGGTGACTACGTATGCGTTTTCTTCTTGCTTGTTGGCGTAATAGTTTTTGAATATGTCCCAGTATGCCAGATTGAATATTGCAGGAAAGGTTCGAATGTGGCTGTTAGTTTTGGAGTATCCGAATCCTTTTATTCCTAAGTATGAGAGCAGCGAACTCGGATTGACTTGCCCTCTGTTGGTATCGTTTTCATAGATTGATGCGATAGCGGTGCTGACCCTGAATTCCGGCAGCAGTACCTTGCTCATGTTCAACCCTACTCCCAGAGCATTATTATGCAGTGCTGCTATGTAGAGCCTGATCGGAATTACAAACACATCGATTTGATGTTTGAAGCTGCCGAATACAGGCCCGGTTGTTGGCAGGGTTTTTACCTTCGTTGTGATGTCGATGTAGAACGTCGTTCCATCCAAACCTATTTGGCACCAATAGGGAACGATCGTGCCGCATGCCTGTGATGTTCGGATTATTTTTCCCACGTTGTGAGATGATCTGCCGAAATTAGGCAGATATACTTCCATTTTGCTTTCGCTTCGGATTCTGTCTCCTCCTAATGTTTTTTTCATGGTTTATTCTTTTTGAGTGTTTTCCATTTGGTTTTTTACGTGTGTGAAGAATATGAGCGTTGCGGTTAGGATGTCCTCCCACTTTTTTTGAGCCAGATGTTCTTCAGCATCTTCTTTAGTGTCGAACTCTTTCCCGTTTACGAGTGCGCCGCATGTTGTGATCACCCATTTGTTTTTTTTGTTGCGGATCAGTACGAACGGGCCGTTTTCCGATGCTTCTCTTTCTTCGATTTCGAGGTTTACATTTTCGATTTCTTCCTCTTTTTTCTTGCTTTCATTAAGCAGCTGATTTCTGAATTTCTTTTCCATGTTACTTAATTTTTGTTGTTGTTGTTACTTCGACTGTGTCGATTTTAATGCCGCTTGCTTTGAGGTGGTGCTTGTGAGTGCATCCCTGTTCTATGATTACAGCAGCTGCAGCGCCGATCGCTGCTGCTATTACTGCGATCCATTTTACGATTTTCTTTACTTTTTCATTCATAGGTTTAGTGATTGTTGAGTTTCTTTGATTTTGATCATTACTATTCTTCTGATGATAGGTTCGTACATTTCTTTTTCTTTGTTGTATCTCCAGTTGCTCACTTCGTAGAATGGAATGCCGATTCTTTGTGGTTTATGAGTATCTACATATTTGTCGTCATATGTTTCTCCGTCTTCTGTTACGTAGTATGTTCCTTCGTATTCGAAGTCTTGTCGCATTACTCTTCCTGTACCGATTAGTTTTGTGAGGCTTGTGGATCTGTCTCCGATGTCTCCTCTGTTTCTGTAGGCTTTATAATTCTGTTTTGCTTCAGTATTTTCTCTATTTTTTTGATTGCGAATTCTGTTTCCCATATTTCACGAATTAATTTTTCTTTCTTTATAATCAAATCTGCATAGCCTTTGCATATTTCTTTCTTTTCTCTTTCCGTCATATTTTTTGATTGTTTGCCAATATTTTACTGCGTTTATATACTCCTTGTATTGCTCTATTGTTTCTACTTTGATAGGAGTTTTGTTGTAGTACTTTACTTGTTTTTCCTCTTTTATGATTCGGAGGGCTTCGCGTTCCTGGACTGTCCATAATTTTTGTTTGTAATATGTTGGTAGTGCGACTTTTATTCCTGAGTTTGTTCTGTACGTTTCTTCTGTAAATCTATCCTGGTATCTATGCCTTCTAAGTGAGTTCTTGTCTATATAGTCTTTTCCAATCCCTTTTGAAGTGAATATCTTCCCGTTGAACTCGGGATTGGCTTCGTCTCTCTTTGTCACATATTTTACGATGTAATTTATTGTTTTCTCGTTTACTTCATGCCCAAAGAATATCCAGCCGTATCCCCATTCTTTTTCGAATTGCTCCTCTGTTAGTTCTGTCCATATGAGGCCGTGCAGATGTATTCTTTTGGTATTGTCATGCCCCATTTCTGTGATTAGCCAGTGTTTGAGTGGTGTTTTGTGCTTTTTCCACCATCGCTTTCTGAATAGGCTGATTGCTTTCTGAGCTGCTTTGTTCGGTTCTTTTTCATCATATTCTAACTTTTTTAGGCTTTCCTCGGAGAATGTCAGCGTTGCAAATATAATGTTTTTTGGATCAGATTTTATTTCTTCCATTAATCTTACTCTCCATTCATTTGCTTTTGCGTGTCTGCATTCTTCGCAGTGTCCGCATGGAATTTGTATCCATCTTAGACGACGGTCTTTTACTCCATTACTGTTTTTGTTCGATTTGGCGTATCTTGGATTCTCGATGATACTTGGATATAGGCACACTGCTTTTAATTGAATTTTGCCCCCTTAAAATCATTTTTACTACCATTTTGTTGTTACAGTTTTGTCCACTCCTTTAAATTTCATTTCTGGATCATAGTGCTGCGTTACTGTTGATGAGTTCTTGGGGGGAGTATTGTTCATCTTTTTTTCTGTGAATTCTCTGATCGCTTTTCCTGTTTTTCCTCCGATTACCATGTTTCCTACTACTTGCGCGAGTTTGAGG